AAGAGGTAGAGCAAGGGGAAGTTTTTGAAACAGAAGAAGCTCGACTTGCGGCAGTAACCCCTGAAGAAACTCCAGATACTCCTTTAGAATCAAGTATGGAGTTTGAAGCAGAAGAATACGAGTTTGAGCCAGAAGTAATTCCAGAGCCACCGCCTGAGCCAGAGCCTGTAGAGCCTACTACGCCTACAGAACAGCCTCCGTCAGATGACGGTCAAGCCGGAGCAACTCCTCCGCCTACTCCTGCGCCTACAGATACAGAAAACCCAATTACAACTGGCATGTTCCCTGAGTACTTCCCAGCTCCTGCTCCTGCTCCTGCTCCTGCTCCTGCTCCTGCTCCAGCTCCTGCACCAGCTCCAGCTCCTGCACCGGCTGATGGACGTGATGGCGTAGATGGTACTCCGGGTCGCGATGGTGTTGACGGCACTCCCGGTAGAGACGGTACTGATGGTGCTGACGGCAGAGATGGAACAGACGGTGCTGATGGTGATCGCGGAGAACAAGGTGAGCAGGGTGAGCAAGGACCAAGAGGCGAGCCGGGTCGTGACGCAGATCCAGAAGCAATTCGTGGCATTGTTGAAGGCGTTCTAGAAAACACTCCTTTTGCTACACCCGGAGAAGTAGCTGAAGCGGTTGCTAGTGCTGGATACGCAACGCCAGCAGACATTGGAACTGCTCTTGCACAGGCAGGCTTTGCTACACCAGAGGACATTACTAGGGCCGTTGCCAGCGCAGGCTTTACTACACCAGAAGACGTAGCCAGTGCGTTAGCAAATGCAGGCTATGTAACACCTGAACAACTAGGCAGTGCATTAGCGGCATCAGGATTTGCTACCCCAGCAGATATTGAAAATGCCGTAGCCGGTGCCGGGTTTGCTACTCCAGAAGACATTGATAGAGCGCTTCAAGGAGCTGGGTTTGCTACAGCAGGAGAGGTTCAAGACGTAGAAACAAGCCTACAAAATGCTTTAGCGGCTCAGGCTCAAGGTCAAGCGCGACAGTTAACGGATGCTGAAGCGCGTTTGTTGTCTCAAATAACAGGCGTAGAAGCCAACACGTTACGCCAGCTATCTACTGTGGAAGGAGCGTTAAACAGCCAGCTTACCCAGCTTGGAACAAATATAGGCAATGTTCAAACACAACTAGAGTCTTCTATCGCAGGTATTGCGGCAGGACAACAAACAGCAGAAAACGAAAGACGCGGCTTACAACAGGCTCTTCTTGCTGTAGGCGGTGATGTTACTAAGCTTGATGCTGACACTAAAGCTAGGTTTGACGAGTTTGGCGAAAACGTTAACGAGCTGTTTGCTGGTGTTAATGTAGACATTGCAGGGCTTCAAGCAGGTCAGGTTAGTCAAGCAGATGCTTTTGCTCAATACCAAGCAGACGCGTCAGTTAAAGCCGCAGAGGCCGCAACAGAACGACGAGACTTACAGCAGTCACTGCTTAATGTGCAGGGTGATGTTACACAGCTAGACGAGAATACACGCCGGCAGTTTGACGAGTTTGGTGAGGACGTTAATCAACTGTTTTCTGATGTTGATGTAGATATTAATGCACTACAGGCAGGCCAGATCAGCCAAGCACAAGCGCAACAAGCGTTTGAAAGCAGTGTTGAAGGTCAGTTTGGCCAGATTGGCGGACAGATCGGCGGGTTGATGTCGGATGTTGCCGGCCTTGGAACTCAGATAGGTGGCATTGGAGAAGGGCTAGCGGGTCTTGGCGAGGGTGTTGCAGGGCTAGGTCAAGGTTTAGGTGCTGGGTTACTGGGTCTTGCGGCACAACAAGCAATGATGCCAGGGCAAATAGCCGCGGCTACACCTATACAGCCTGTTGATTTTGACCCATTCCGTCAGGGACTAACACGGCGTAAGCTTGCTCAACCACTACGAATGGGAATGTTTACTGGAGGCGCTAGAAACGCATGACATATCTAAACTTAATGAATAGCGTATTGCGTCGTCTTCGAGAGGAAGAGACTACATCCGTTACAAGCACGACTTACGTCAAGATGGTTGGCGACTTTATTAACGATGCAAAAACATTAGTTGGTCAAGCGGCCGACTGGTCTGCACTGCGAGAGACAATCACAATCTCTACAACTGCATCGGACAATACCTATTCGCTAACGGGTGGTAGCGATAACGTAAAAGTTATGTCGGTCTTAAACGACACCCAAAACTGCTATATGGAATACCAGTCTAAGGATTGGTTTAACGATGCGTTGTATATAGCCAATGCGGCAGAAGGTGCGCCTAAGTACTACACCTACAACGGCCTTGATTCTAGCGGTGACACTCAGGTGTTAGTTGGCCCTACGCCTGATGGCGTATACAGCCTGCGTTTTGACGTTACTAAGCGACAGGTGGATTTATCGGCTAACACTGATTCACTGCTTATCCCTGCCCAGCCCGTCATTCACTTGGCGGTAGCGTTACTCGTTCGTGAGCGAGGAGAGACAGGCGGAACATCTACAGCAGAATACTTCCAAATTGCTAACCAGTATCTATCAGACGCAATAGCGATTGATGCGGCCAAGCACCCAGAAGAGATGTACTTTAGGACTATTTAATATGGCCCAAGAACTACAAAGTATTAACCTTGTAGCCCCAGCGTTTAAAGGTGTTAACACCGAAGACTCGCCACTGGCTCAAGACCCGTCGTTTGCTGAGATTGCAGACAATGCTGTGATTGATAAGCGCGGACGTATTGCCGCGCGTAAAGGCCACTCTGCCGTTACAACTAACAAGACTGTCCTTGGCTCTAGCTCACTGCGAGCAATCAAGGAGTTTAAGGATGACGCCGGCAACACCAAGATTTTTTCCGTAGGTAACAACAAGATTATTAGCGGCACAACTACACTGGTCGACGAAACTCCCGGCAGTTACACAATTAACGCTGATGATTGGAAGCTTGTAGATTTTAACGACCGCATCTATATGTTTCAGCGGGGCTTTGAGCCTTTAGTGTATGACAACACCTCTGGCGCTGTACAGGCTATGAGTGACCATACGCACGCTAGCGGCGTTGCTAGCACCATGTACGGTAACGAAGTGTTAGCGGCTTACGGAAGGCTTTGGACGGCAGACTTTAGCACCAACAAATCTACTATTTACTGGTCTGATTTATTAGACGGCATTAGCTGGACCGGCGGCTCTAGCGGCAACATAGATATCTCCAAGGTATGGCCTGACGGATACGATGAAATTGTGGCTTTAGCGGCGCACAACAACGCGTTAATTATATTTGGTAAGCACAGCATTATTGTTTACGAGGGCGCTACGTCTCCTGCGTCAATGACTTTGGCGGATACCGTCTCAGGAATCGGCTGTGTTAATAGAGATACAGTCCAGTACACAGGTACGGATGTGTTGTTTCTTTCGCACACAGGACTTAAAAGCTTTGGCAGAACGATACAAGAAAAATCAATGCCGATTAGTAGTTTGTCAGGCAACATTACCAAGGACATTATTGCGGCTTTGCAGAACGAGACTGAGTTCTTTAGGTCTATATACAGCCCAGAAGAGGGCTTCTACCTACTGACCTTTACAGGGCAGGATGTAACGTACTGTTTTGACGTGCGCGGCACATTAGAGAATGGCTCGTACCGTGTGACTCGATGGCCGTCTACAAGCTTTACGGCGTTTACAAGGCTTGATAATGGCACATTACACATAGGTACTACGGCAGGCATTAGTACGTACACAGGCTACAGCGACAATGGATCTGGTTATCGTTTTAAATACTACAGTCCAAGTCTGACGTTTGGTGACAGCTCAAGGATTAAAATCCTCAAGAAGCTCAAGCCAACATTGGTTGGCGCTAACAACTCTGTGGTGTTTATGAAGTGGGCGTATGACTTTGATACCACATACGCTACGGCAGAGTTTACGGTAGGCACTCAGATCACGGGTTTCTACGGTGAAAGCGAATATACAACGGTTGAGTTTACAGGCGGACAGTTAACTAACCAGCGTAGTCTTAATACGACAGGATATGGAACTAGTGTTCAGGTAGGTCTTGAGTCAGAAATTGATGGGTCACCCTTATCACTACAAGAAATTAACGTAATGGCCTTAATTGGCAAGCTACTTTAACGGGAGATAACAATGGCTTTTCCAGTTATTAACAATTTACTACCAGCAGAAACTGATCCGTTTCTTGCTACAGAAGCCGCTGATTTTTCTACTCCAGGTGGCTTTAGTCAAATTGCTGGCGGATTAGGAAATATCTTTGGCGGATTAATGGGAGCGGGACAGTCTGTCCTTAACTCACCTGATGCGCTTATGGGTCTTGCTGGAGGACTTCTTACAAAGGAGTCGTATGACCGCCTTAGCGACATTGGATCGCAAGCTAAGCAAGAGGCTATGGGCCTTGCAGAGCGCGGACAGCGAGAGTCGGAGTTCAAGCCATTTACGGTAACGACTCCTACCGGCGCTATGTTTACTTCTCGCATGGGTGGTCAGCCTGCAAGACAGCTGACAATGCTTGATGCCCGACCTATTGAGCCTATGGGAGTGTTGCCTCTTGGTATGGATGAAAGGGAGGCGTTCAGACAGGGGCTTCTTGGTCAGCCTGTAGGTGGTTTGTTGCCAGGGCCTGTAATAACAAGCCAGCGATTACAGCCATTAATTGATCAACTTGGCTTTTCTCCGGAATCAATTGAAGCTGGCCTCCAAAAAAGAAGAATTGGCGATATTGATCAGATAACTGGAATGAGAATAGATTATGACGCGCCCTCTGGAATGCCTGCTAGACCCGCTAGACCAGGAATGGAAACTGCTGATATAGGTTTTTTTGTAGATCCGATAACTGGACAGCAAGGTTCAGGAAGTAGCTCCTATTCACAATATAGGCGGCAATTAAAAGATTATTACGATGCAAACCCCGGCGCTCAACAGTACTATGAGGGACTGGAAAGACAAGAACAAGCACAGCAATTCCCAGATTTGTTTGGCGTAGCTCAGCCAGAAAGACCCGCCGCACAGCCCGCTACTGGCGGCCTTGAAGTAGGCATGACGTTATCACCGCAAGAGCAAGCACTACAGCAACAGCTATTAGGCGGTGCCGGTGGGTTCTTTGGTCAAGCGGCTCAACCCACTCAGGCTCGTGAGCAGGCTGTATTCGAGCGCATAAGGGCCGCACAGCGCCCTGAAGAGCAACGGCAACGTCTAGCACTAGAAGAGCGTTTAGCGGCTCAGGGGCGATTAGGGACGTCCTCAGCGGCATACGGTGGCGCTACTCCCGAACTGATGGCTCAGCAGACAGCAATACAAGAGTCTCGCAATCAAGCGATGTTAAGCGCTATGCAACAAGCTCAAACAGAGCAGGCACAGCAAGCGACTCTTGGTCAGGCGTTCCTAGGGTCAGGCTACATGCCACAGCAGGCATTGTTAGAAGCGGCTATGCCCGGAATCATGCAACAAGAGCTAGCTCAGCAGGGTCAACAGTTTGGTACTGGCTTGTTTGCAGAGACAGGACTGTCAGGCATTGAGGCTCAGTTGCTACAGGAGCAGGCGAGAGCCAACCTTCTTGGCGGCATCGGCGGTAATTTAATCTCAGGCATAGTTAATCAACAACGTGCGGCCACAGCGGCTCCTAGCAGTAGCGGGGGCGGGTCTAGTTTGGGTGGTTTATTTGGTGATGTTATTAGTGGGCTTGGCGATGTAGGCTCAGGAATCAAAAACTTATTAGGAATCGGAGGCTAATCATGGCTAAGTTTTCACAAGCATTTTTGCAGTCAATGACACAGCCCGCATACCAAGAGGGTCTGTTTACTGCGGCTAGAAGCCTTGGTGGATTGCCTGGGCGAATTAGAGAAGAGCAAAGAAACCAAGCTGAAATTCAAGAGTTTCGAGGAATGACTCCCGATCAGCAGTTTGATTTTTTAGAATCAAAAGCAAAAACACCGCAAGAAATTTTGCAAGTTCAAGGCATGAGAACTGAGGCGGCACAAACAAAAATTAAAGCGCAAGAAGCTATAGCTAAGGCAAAAAGAGAAGCGGCTAACGCTGAATGGCAGACGTATACTAGAAACAAAACTTTAGAAGAAGATAGAAACAACAAGCTTGTTGATGGCGCGTCTTTGTCTGCCGTAAATAGTGGCGACATTAATAATTATATAGCTCAGCTTCCAGCTGAAATTTCAGACTCTTTAAAAGAAAGAATTAGGCAAGAAGCTGTTTCAATACAAAAATCAAAAGAAGCGGCAGGCTTAATAGCAACAGAAAAAACGCTTCCTAAAGAATATATTGACGCACTACAAAACAATCCAAAACTTGTAGATAGTGCGGAAGCTCAAGAGCAGTTGCGGTTATACAACAACCCTAAAAATGCTGGAGATCAAAAACGTGCGGCTTTTGCTTTGCGCGCTCTGGTTGATGCAGAAGATAAACGCACTAGAGCTTTGTATAACTCTGACACCTATGCAAAAGATCGCGCAGGAGATGCTATTCGATACCTTCAAAGCATGGAGAGCGAAGTATATTTCTTTGAGAGTGAAGATTTACCAAGAATTGTTCAGGGATTAGAAGGCGATAATCTTTCAGATTTTAGAACAAAACTAGAGCTTGAATATCGCAATAATCCATCAGCTAACCCCGAGCAAGCGGCGCAAAAAGCATTAGAGCAAATGCAAATAAAAACGCCTGGAGCAGAGCTTGCGGAAAAGCGCCGAGCAGAAAGAACAAAGCTAGAAGAAAAAAGAGAAGCCGCAATACAAGAGCTAATGGGCAAAGGCATGGACAGAGTAGAGGCAGAAATAGAACTTAATAGACAAGGCGAGCAAAAACTGCAAGCTAAGCAACAAGAAACAACAGCCGGAATAGAGGCCGTTAGAACAGCGGCTAAAGAAAGAAAATATGGGCCATCTCCTAGAGGTTAACTAAATGAGTTCTGTTGAAGAGTACCTCAAATTACTTTCTGAAGAAGAAGCTCCAGAGTTGTCTGAGCCTAAAACTAGCTCTGCGGTTGATGACTACTTTAGTTATATAGAGCAGAAACAAACAACCAAAAATATCGGCAATGTCAGAGCGGTTGCTCAGGGTCTTACTTTTGGCTTTGCTGATGAGCTTGAGGCCGCCGCCTCTGATGAAGAGTATGAAATTGCTCTTGCAAAAATACGAGAAGAACAGCGAGAGTATAAAGAAATAAATCCGGTTTCTTCGATTGGGCTTGAGTTGGCAGGCAGTGTTCCTACTGCGCTTGCAGGTGCGGCTGGCCTTAGTCGTTTAGGCGTTACGTCTGCGGCTAAACAGGGGGCTTTAGAAGGTGCGGCCTATGGTACTGGCTCTGGTGAAAGTTTTGAGGAGCGTGCCGCTGGCGCTGTCGTTGGTGGTTTAAGCGGTTTGGCATTAGGAAAGCTTATTGACGTAGCAACAACGCCATCATCTACAGGCGGCTTAAAAACTGAAGGCGATGATCTTGCAGATAACTCTTTAAAAATTGAACCCCAGCTAACAAACAAAGATGTTGAAATTGCAAAAGCCAATGAAATTTTTGATGAAGTAGATAAGCCTCAATATACGCAAAAACCTTTGTCAGAAGCTAAAACAGCAGGAGAGCTTTGGTCTGGCCTTACTGGTGCTGTTAAGAATTTTTATAACGACAAAGTTACAGGCGTATCTGATGAGTTAATGCGCGTTGTTAGCCCGCAAGTAGGAGCTAGATTTCAGCGTGCTGACGAAGCGGCCCTTGCAACAACAAATAAAGAACTTGACGGGCTTTCAGAGCGATTAGTTCCTGTTGTTAAAATTATTAATGATAGCGGAAAAGCTAAAGGTGTAATGCTTGACTATGCCGCAGGCAAGCTAGGAAAAACACGCAAAGACTCTCTTGCTAAACTGCGTAAAGAATTAAGCGATGATTTAAGCACAGAGCATATGAATGTGCTTGAGGCATACTTAAATTATAGTTACAGAAAAAATGCTCAACTAAACAAAAAAGTATTTGGGGCGGCATTCCCGGACGAGCTTACTTATCTCCACACCCGCAACATTTCTAGATATAAAGAGCTAAAAGATAAAGGCATGTCTGATGTTGAAATTGAAAAAATGTTTGAAGATCCCGGTATGGAACGACGTACTAGAGGATCGTATTTAAACAAGGATTCTAGCTCTCCATTGCCGGAGGATTACGACAATCCGATTATTTCTGACATGCAACGAATTTTTAAAATGGAGCGTCTTGCTCAAGTCCAAGATAAATTTGGCGTAAAAATTGATGGCGTTCTTTCTGCCAAAAGATCAGCGCTTCCAGACCGCGCGTTAGTTGCTTTAACTCCGCAAGAGTTTTTAGATTCTTTGTTTTACACTTTAACGCAAAAGGGTATTAGTAATGACGGCGCTCAGTATGCTGTAAACAAAATAACCGACACTATTATGGGTCAAGCAAAATCACCTCACCCAGCAATACAGGCGGCTAACTCTTTAGCTTACGCAACCACTCTTGCTGGGCCAATGTCTGCAATTCTTAACCTTGCTGATATTCCATTGCTAGGTGCTAAGTACGGTGGTCGCGCCGCGCTTGAAGGATTTAAAACTCTTAATCCTTTCAAAAAAATTCCTAGTCCAGACCTTAAAAAAATGGGCCTGAGCAACCAAACCTTTGGTGAATTTGTTAATAAGACAAACGAACTTGCATCAAACAACCAAGGATTTATGGCAAGCATTGCACACCAAATGCGTAAAGGCGCTGACTTTCTTATGAAGGGCTCAGGTTTTGCGGCTATGGATCGAGTCGGCAAGAAGGGCGTTATGCGTGGCGTGCTTCGTAGCGCAGTTGACGATGCCAAGATAGGGAACTTGTCTGAAAACTGGGGTTTTTATTTTAATAAAGCCGAGCTTGATTTGATTGGAAGTCAGTTAAACAAGCATGGCATGGATTGGTCTAAGTACACAGGCGATGGAGCAAAGCTTGTAGAAGAGCTTTTGTTTTCTGGGCTAGGGCAACAACAGTTAATTAGTGCGGCTGGTCGCCCTGCGGCATGGGCTAGAAACCCTAACCTTCGACCTTTGTGGGCGTTGCGCGGCTTTGTAGTTAAACAGCAGGCACTTGCCTTGCGAGAAGTAATGGGCAACATTAAGGCTGGTAAGCCAGAAAAAGCGGCGCAATTTCTTGGTCGGTATGCGGCGTATGGAGCTGGTGGTTATGCCGCAATTAACGAAGGTAGACAGTTTATTTTTGGCGATGGTGAAGCGTCATTTAATGGGCTAGTGCGAGGTTACGGCGATGCCTGGGCAAGCTTATTAACAGCTAACACGCTTGGCCTTAACGACTACCAGTATGGTCAGATCAAGCAGAACGGCCTTCTGTATACCTTTGCTCAAGGCATGATGCCTATAGCTATTGATCGCCCTTTAGATATTGGGAAGACAGTTGTTGAGGTCTTAGATAGAGAGCGACCGCCACAAGCAATTGCTCAAGAACTACCTTTATTTACACAAACTGCAAGGTTTGCCGAAAGAGGAGCTGAAGCAGTTGGAGCAACAACAACTCAAGGCCTTCTTCAAGAAGCACTTAGAAAACAAAACCCTAATCCCAACTAACAAACTCTAACCAGCCCACTACTCCTGCCGCCCTGTCATTCTCCATACGGGCGGCCTCCTCCTTGTAGTGCTTGGCTATCTCTTTCTGCTCTTTGTTCATACGCTTTCCTAGTGTGATGTCCTCAGCCTTTTCTCTAACTAACTCAAGTGAACCCTCGCCGTAGGTGTCTATGTAATGGCGAACAAAGTAATCAGGGTTACTGCCGTACTTCTGGTGACAGCCATAGCAGTGAGCAAAGGCGTTCATTCCGTCGTACCGTATGCCCTTCTTAGCGCGGCTAAAGTAGTGAGAGCAGTGAAGGCCGGTGCTGTTTGACTCGTACTGCGCGCCACAGCCTTGACACTTAAAGTCGTTTCTCATGCGGACACACCTGCTGAACCAATGATCTGCCGCTGTTCTTTTTAATCTCATTTCAATTGATCCTTGAGTTGTTGAGGAAACGGTACGTATACCTTCTTGTTCTCTGAGAGCCACCTGACTAGCACCTCAGCGGCGTTAGACAGCTCCTGCGGGGTTAGCCTACCTGTGGAGTTTTTGTCGTACATGGCCTTTATAATGGGCTTGTAGAGCGTCTCCTTAACTAGTATCTCAGTAAACGGTATCTCTAGCTTGTCGCTGAAGGGGTGCCTTACCCAGTACCCTGCGTCATTCAGCTCCTGAGCTATCTGTCTAAACCACAAGTGCATAGCGTTGTTTTGCCTGTCACTCCTTGTGGTGTCCTTGATTGTATATAGGATTTTCTTGCCGTCATCAAACTGTGTGGTGATGAAGGCGATAAAGAAGTTCATCTTGTCTTTGGTATCGACAAGCCAGCGGTGTGATGAATCCATAAGTACTCCTATTCAGTTTGCCCAGTTTGCCCAGTTTGCCCCGTTTGCCCCTTATGCCCCAGAAAAAGGGGGCGGGTTGGTCATTTTGCTCTGCTAAGGGGCCCCCTAAACCATGGGCATTGAAGGCATTGTGGGCATTCTGGGCATTCTGGGCATTACATTGGCATCCAGCGATAGTATTTCTTGCCGTGTGTGCCTTTGCGTTCTAGCTTTAAGTTGTTTCCCTTGAGTAAATCAATGCAGTTGCGCAGTGTTTTCTTGGTGCATCCGTTTGGATTTATGTCGTCATCGCGTAACAAGTCAAACAATTCCGTCTGAGCGTAGAGCCTGCCTTCTGTCATAACACTACTCAACAATACATACTCATCTTCATATCGACTTATTGCTTTGCCAATATTGATCTGAGACTTCTGCTTGTCTTTGAGTTCGCTGATGTCATCGCCACTCATAAACTGAACAGAGTCTACTGACTCTTCGTAGCCTACTGTCGCACTAGTCTGCTTGTATTTAAAGCCACCCTCAAAGCTAATCTGGCTACGATCCTTTTCATTGATTACTAACAGCTCTTGGTAAAAAGAAAACTTATCGTTAAGCGGATCAAGGCCGAACATGTTGTCTACGTCAGCCTTTAGATCCCCTACGCCTTCATAGATTAAGCGACCGTCCATGCTTCGGTGCTTATTGCAGTGACCTAGCAGGATTACGGTGCCGCCTGCCGCCGCAAACTCACGAAAAACGTGAAGCACTTCCCGCATGTCGCCTTTGTTCAGGACTGGCGCAAACTTCTTTAGGGTGTCGCAGATAACAATTTTACCGTTAGCCTCGCCTTCTTCTCTAATCGCGTTGAGCAGATGAAGGGCGTCGGTTGTCGTACGAAGCGATGGGTCTGGTGAGTTAGCTAGAGTGACCATTGTAATGCCGTGCCGGTTGCCCATCTTGGCCTTCTGAAGCACCCCTTTGGCTCCGTCATCTTCGTTAAAGTAGATTACGTTAGAGCCTTTTATCAGGTTATTCCGAATACTCTGGAATAAATTGCCTAAAATCCATACGGTCTTACCAGCTCCTGACGGGGCGTATACGAGCGTTACGGTTCCAGTGGTAATCATGCCGGGGATAACGTCTCGCTCTTGCGCCAGGCGCTCCTCAAGCTCTTCTATGCGGCTGTTAACTGCTACGCCCATGAGCCTTGAGAGTGACGACGATCCATTCTGTTTTGTGTAATACGGGTTTCCCGGAAAGGCTTCGTTGATGAGTTCTTCTTTGATTACAAAAGCGGGTTTTTGTCCTACTGACTCGCAGTAGTCTGCCCAGTCGTCTTGCATTTTTGTCCCCTTATTTGTTGTGGTGAAAGCTCTTAACTCTGAATGACTTTGCCCGTTGTGTCAACAAACTTATTAAAAGGTTTGCAAAGTTTGTAAAAGTTTTATAGACTGTCAGCTCAATCAAAAAAGGAGAGCGTTATGTCAGGCACTGTAAAGATTCATGGCAAGGAATATAAGACTGTAGCCTTGCGTGTTCAGGAGTTTAGAGAGAAACACTCTGACTTTACTATTCAAACTGAGCTTGTTGAAGCCAACGATACCTTGGTTATTGTCAAGGCAACAATAGCCGCCGCAGGTCAGGTCATCTCTACTGGCTATGCGGAAGAAGTAAGGTCGGCTAGCAAGATCAATCGCACCTCAGCTCTTGAGAACGCAGAGACTAGCGCAGTAGGAAGGGCCTTAGCATTCTTTGGAATGGGAGGATCGGAGATAGCATCAGCCGACGAGGTGGCTAACGCGATCAGTCAGCAGAACAACCAGCCTGCTACCGAAGAAATCAATAGGCTCATTGCACACAATGAAACGTGGAGAAACAACTCCGCTTCTATTTACTTCATCAAAGAACACATCGAGTTAAAGTCGTGGGAGGCTGTGGCTGAGGCGTGGGCTGAGATTTCAAATGAAGACAAGGCGGCCTTATGGCTGGCTCCTTCAAAGGGTGGGGCATTTACTACGGCTGAACGTGCCGCACTCAAATCCGATGAGTTCAACGCCGCAAGAAAAGTAATGGGAGAAAATGATGGATGATAAAGTTTTTGTAGATGGGATGATGGCCAAGCAACCTGATGATGGCGCGCCTGATTTTGTAAAGCTAAAGCTGTCGTTAAAGCTGGATGACTTTGCCGCTTGGGTTGGCGCTCAAAAAAAAGCTGACCCCGGCATTGAATGGATAAACATTGAAGTTAAAGAGGGCAGGTCTGGCAAGTGGTATGCAGAGCGCAACATGTGGAAGCCTAGCGCTGACCAACCAGCTCGACAGCCAGCTCAAAAGCCTGTGCCGAATGATGATATTCCTTGGTGAGGAACTTCCCCGCTTTCGGGCGGGGCTTTTTTAGGAGAACTGAATGACCGACCAAACTGAATACCTGTACTACCGTGACTTGTTCCACATCTTTAAAGCTTATACTTCACCGAAGTTAATCAAGGTGTTGGATGCTCAGGGGATTAAGTATTTCACTGACGCCAAAGGCAAGCCCTTTACTACAAGGGCCGCCATCGAGGGTGCTTTATCTGAAGAGGTCCAGCCGACTTAGGCTCTTGGTCTTATTGTGATGCGACTTACTTCGCCGTCCTCGTTGTCATACGTGATTACCTTTGCGCCTCTGTGGGACATGAGTCCCAGCCGAGTGGCGTATGAGTCTCGGGAAGCAAGCGTGGGGTGCTGTTCTGTGATAGCCCCTGCGTCTTCTAATACTTTTTCATGGTGATAATGACCTGAATGGATATAGGCGATCTTAGACTTGCCCCAATCTTCTCGGAACCGTGGCTCGCTAGCAAATACCTTTGGCAAACTTCCCATCTTTGCCTTATGCCCGTGATGAAAGCAAAGCATGGTCTCTCCATGTCGATAGGCGTAATAAGGGAAGTCGTTGTCGATGACCTCAAGCCTTGGCTCGTTTACATACAGTTTGCGGATAAACTTTCGTAGCCAGATAGAGCCGGCAATGTCGTGATTGCCCTCAGCACATACAAAGACCACCTTTTCGTACTTCTTTAGCATCATTCGGACAGCCTCATCCATAACTGTCATAGCTATATCTACGATGCGGGAGTATCTTGAGTCGCCTTCTAAAAGATTTTTGCCTGACGGAGTAAGTTGCTCAAGGCCATCCCAATGAAGAAAATCACCGAGATTGCAGAGCATTCCGATCTTGCTTTTTGGGGTGCTGTCGATCATTTCTGCAACGCTAGACAAGAACAAATCCCTCGCCATGTTGGTGTCATAGTCCTCGCTAGTTTCCTGGCCCCAGCAATAAGAGCCCAGATGAAAGTCGGTAATGACTAGCAATGAAAGTAGATCGTCCTCTGTGACCTTTGGTTTTTTGACTGGCTTCCAAGGTTTAATGCCTTCGCATGCCAACTCAATACGCTCAATCATCATTTGGAACTGAGCTTCTTTGTCGCTGGCTGACTTAACCCATTGACCTACTGGCTTGCCTTCATCGTTGTAATAAGTGGAGACGCCTTTAACATTGAAACCTACGGGGACGGTGTGAGTCATGTCGTGAGCAGGCGAGTGACCTTGCATTGCCGCCCTGCTTTTCACATTTTTTACAGTGTCACGAACACCCCACTTAGTAGTCCCGAGCTGATCGGCAATCTTCTGATAGCCTAGCCCTTCTTCGTGAAGAGTAATGACTTTGCGCTGACGCTCAGTTGTACAGTAATCAAGTAAGCTCACGGTTTTCCCCTAACAAAATGTTATGGACGTATTCCTCGCATCGTGTTTGCTCTCGCAAGAACTGCAACGATTTGAGTCAACTCTACAGGATCAATCGGAATACTCATGTGCGCCTCTTCTGTGTTTGCTACCTTTATGTAATGCAACTGAAGGTAGGACAGTAGTGCCGCCAATACATCTTCTTCCGTACGAATTTTTATCAGTGCCTCTTCGGGCTTAGTAGTCATAGCCTACTCCTGAGCGGGCCAGCCGCTGGTGGTTGATAGTTGGACAGGGTGTCATAGCAAGGGAGTATGTCAAGTGCCAACACTTTGCAAGCATCGTGCCACTTCAGGTGGGAACAGCGATTTTGCCCACCGGGGCGCTGTCAACCGGCTCAACAGGCGAGGAGTACAGAGGTCGCCTTGGACTTGGGCAGTCTAACAGTAAGGCTCGAACTCTTGCCACTCTTGTTTCTCATCTGGGTTGCTGTCGTTCTCCAGCTCATCGCAATCAATGCAGACTTGATCGTCATCTAGGAATCCAGATTCCATCCACTGCTGGCAAACAACGCACTGCCACAACTCAGTCATAGCTGAGCCTCCACTCCTTGCAGTCATCGTATCCGTAGCTGTAATGAATAGACGCGTTGATGTTTGATCTTCCGTCCAACGCATCTTCCCAGCCTCGACGGTAATCGGCTTTAATCATGTCGATGTAGTCATTCATGTGCCAGTCGCACACGTTGCTAGTCATCGTCGGGACTGCCTTCATTGCACCGGTCATCTCTCTCAACTGGCGCATTGAATCTTCCAGCGAATCAAGTGGTAACTCTTTCATCCTATAGCCTCCTCAAGCGCCCAGCATACATCTTCTGCGTTAATGATATTCCTTCCGTGCCACATGCAACTAGCATTCATCAGCACATCGGTCGGCTCATCAAATACCTGACCCCAAAACTCATGGCTGTCGCTTGAATTAAACACGATGTATTGCGCATCGATCTCTTCGGGATCTACAAAAAGTTTAGCTACACAGTTAACCCGATCGAAGTCGTCAATGTCTGCGCCTTCAAACTCATTCGCATCATCGGGTACGATAGCCTCGACCTTGATATAAATTTTGTTATTCATTGTTAAACACCTCATCAATTGTTCTGTATGAAGGTATGCCATTGACCTGCTTGTTGCCAAGGATCTCGCC